GGAATTCTGGAGGGGTTAATGCTCTTAAAATAACGATTAATAATGCCGTTTATGGTGGTCAATTTAATGTCAAATTTTCAGGATAAATAAATATTATTATAATAATAATGGACCAAGAAGAAAATAAAACAGTTGTTTTAGGAGAAGACCCAGAACTAAAAAGAGTAAGTTTAATATGCAAAAGAAACCAATTATTAGCAGAGAGTGATAAATATGTTCTGGTCGATTTTCCAATTACGCCAGAGAATTTAGAATTAATAAAACAATATCGGCAGGCGTTGCGAGACTTTACAAATAACGATTATATTATACCTGATATTCCTAATATTTAATATTTAAATTCTTTTCTGGTCTTAAAATAATATCTCATTATAATATTAGATATAATGGGAGATATTACTAGTTCCTTTCCTACTTCGTTATCTTATCGCATTCGGCAATTAACCGGCAATATGTCGCGTGTAGGTGTTAAAATTACACCAGACCGGGGATCCTCAATTGCTCCAAATGATATTATAACTTTTAAGCTTCCTAATAGTTCAGTTGTTGATTTACGAACATTTAATTTTTTCTACCAATTCACAACATCCGGAACAACTGGAACATTCATCCATCCTCGATATTCCAGCTCTCTGATTGAGAGAATATCAGTTATAATTAATGGAAATACTATCGATATTTTACCATCTTATAATTTCCTTTATAATACACTTATGGATTTGGAAGGTTCATCATTTGATCAATATTCAAAACGTAGCGTCACCGAATGGTTCGACCCATCGCTAAAATTTACATCTGCAGACCCTACTTCTACTACTGACGTTGCTTTAGTTGGTGATAATTGGACCAAAACGGGTACAACTGCACCATCAAAAGTCGATGGCACAATTTGCCACTGGCTTGCGTTTATGGGTTCATGTTCTCCAAGTTGTTTAGATACTAGCGATTTAGGCGATGTTTTTATTCAAATTCAATTTGCATCTCAATATGTTTTACCATCAACAATTAACGCAACTGCTCAAACTCTCGCTGGTGGTTCTTATACTCTTGATAATGTATATGCAACAATTGACGTGCTTTCATTTGCAAGCGATGAATATTATAATCTTAAAGCGTCAAAATTAGCATCATCAGGTTTAAATGTTGGTTTCTACTCATATTTAAATGCTCGATTCGCTTCAACTGCTAAAAATACCGGTATTAATGTTAATTGGAACGTATCCGCTAATTCTCTAGACCAGATTATCTGCACTTGCTGCAAAACTGACCAAAATTCAACCTGGAAACCTATGATTGTTTACGGTTCTAATGATGCTGGCTCAACTGTTTTTAATATGTCTCAAATTGTAGCCGATCCAATTGGAAAGGTTAATAATACCGGTTCTATTAGAACTGATGTTCTCGGTGATGGTTTCATGAATTCATATTTTTTCCTTCGAAATGCTCAGGCTATTAAAGAAAGCCGGGTAAGTATTAATAACCGACCGATTAATTACGGATTTTTAACACCTAAAGAAGTATATATTCAAACTCTAAAAGCATTAGGATATAATCATATTGATCTAGGAACAAATGGGGTTAATGCCTGTATATTCTCGCTCGTGCATTTCTGCAAATATTATTTTGCTCATATTGAAGACCTGACAATTCAAGATACAAAAGATTTTTGGATTGCTGGTTTAAATTCTCTTGGTTCAACTTTAACCATTACATGGGAGGCTAATTTTAGCGGTGCATCTAATGCTCAAACATGTGTTCCGGTTCTTTATGCTCGTTTGTCTAAAGTTCTAAATATTGCAAAAGGTCGTAATATTAGCGTAATCTAAAAAATAACCTAAACTATTATTAGAATGGAGGTTAAAACAAATAACGGAACTTTTTTTAAAGAGTTAAATCGTAATGTATCAAATGAATTTAATGCAGAAAATACACGGATTCCATCAATTGCTAATACTTATAAAAATGAACCACAATTTCAAAAAGCTCAAAATTTAAGTAGAAATTATATGAGGTCTGGTAATGCTAAATATGCTGATCCATTTGAATTCCATATGAGACCTAATGATTTTGATTATGACGGTCGAAAATTGCAAATGTTAGATACGTTAAAAATGAATGCTAGTACAGATAAACCAGACGTTATTTCTAAATACCATTTAAATGTAGTTGGATATTATTAATTTTTTTTTCTATTATTATTTTAAAGATAAAAATGAATAATGATGAAGAAAGAACAAAACTTAAATTATCAAGAGCCGAATTATTAGCCAAAGCACGACAAGCCAAAGCAGATAAAGCAAAAGCCAGACAAGCAATTATAAATGATGAAAATGTTGATGATATAATTAAAGATGTTGATAATGTTAAAATTACTAAATCTAAATCAAAACCAAAAACGGAAATTAAAGAATTAAATTTAACACCAAAAGAAGTAGAACCAGAAATAATTAATGAGGTAGTGCGTATACCTGCAAATCGTAAAAAAAAGGTTATTAAAAGAACCATCGAAATCGAAGAAAGCGAAACCGACGAGGAGATACAGGAAGAAATCGTTAAAATACCTAAAATTAAAAAAGAAATTAAAATATCACGTGATGAAATGAAAAATAAATTATATGAAATAAATAAACAACGATTACATAATGAATTATTCTCCTAATTATTATTAAGAATGATTGTAGAAAAGACAGTCGAGAATATCGATGACAAACCATTTAATATTAAAAAACGTAATGTGCCACAGTCCACAAATAAATCATTACCATTATTATTTAATACATCGTTATATATTGGTTCTAAAGGAACTGGCAAAAGTTATAAATTAACTAAAATATTAAAATTATATGAACAGTCTAAAATAATGGATGAGGATGGCATCGAATACGAGATGAGAACTATTTTAATTTGTCCAACTGCTTCGAGTGGTGCTAATGAAGTATATAAAGTTTTAAATTCATTAGACCAAGAAAATGATGTTCATTTAGATTATAGCGATGAATTAATATTAAATATTTTAAATGATATTAAAGCTAAGCAAGATGAATATGATGATATAATTAAATATGTAAATATTTATAATAAATTTAATAAATTAAAAGATGTATCTAAATTAAACGATGAGGAATTACAAGCATTAGAAGACCATGATTATATGAAACCTGATAAAGTTAAACCTAAAATAACATGGATTATATTAGATGACTTAGTTGGATTAGGAGCATTTAATAAAAAAGCTAAATCCGTATTATCTAATTTAACTATTAAGCATCGACATTTAAAAACCAATCTAATATTTACGACTCAATCATACCGACAATTGCCGCCAGTCATTAGAAGTAATATCGATATATATTGCATTTTTAAGAGTAATAGTTATAATGAAATTTTAAATAAAATATATGATGATATTTCGGGTGTCATAACTATGAATGATTTTATTGAATTATATGAACATGCAACAGATGAAAAGAATGACTGTTTAACGATTATTAATAATAGTATGGATAAAAAAGGAATTAGATTTTATAAGAATTATAATATTGAATTATTTGTAAAATAATTATTTTTTTTTTCTATAAAATATATAGATATGATAAAATCGAATATTGTTAAAAGTGTACCTTATCCCGATGAATTCACGGACGAAGACAAGCTCGAATATGACCTATTATATGCACAGGCTAAAATAATTCATCCAGATGTCGAAAAAGAAAACCCATTTATTATTCATATATCCGTTATCGCTCATATTAGAAGTAAAAAGGGTATGGCATGTGAATTTACGGATGAGGAATTAGAAGAGGTTAAAAATTCATATAAATTAAATACTAAAAATTTTGAATGTAATGTACCCGAGGACCATTATATATATGATAAGGAAAATAACCCCATGTACTTTCCAGCTAAATTAACTATTAGTACTGATGACGATAAAAAACCTACAGTAATATTAGAAAGTGAATAATGTCATTTGATACAAAATATACATATCAACCATTACCATATAATATTCTTGATAAAAGCAATTTTAATAATCGTAGCGGTATATTACCATCATATCAATATAAAAAACGTCGGGTTATTTGGTTAAATACTTTTTATGCTACTTCAAGTGTCAATAATGGTGCTACTTCTGGTGCTTGTATATTTTATGAATTCTCGTTCGATATTCCGCCATTCCAATTATATAATAAAACTAAACTAAAAGTTATATCATTTACAGAAAATGAACATGCTTCGCAGCCTATGTATATTAAAGCCAAAAATTTAATGTATGAGCCGGACTGCTATTGGTGTAGTGATAAGGAATCATTCCCATTATTATATGTTTCACATGTTGGTGCAACTGGTATGCTTCCTAATAATGATTATTCATTAACATTAACACCGCAACTAATTAATAATATTACTATTAAAGTTAATAGCAGTTTTATTAATCGTGATACTGGATTTAGTATTAATGTAACTAATGGTGCTGGTCATTTTATAATTGGGTTATTATTTGAAGATGATGATATGATCGTTGATAATACAGTCTCACAATATAAATAAATATTTATATAAATAGAAGAATGACTTTAACACAAGATATTTATTATTGTAGTGAATTTAAAAAGTCATATGAAACATATTATAATTTTAGCATACCATTAGATATTAATATCGATATTAAAAATAATGAAAAAATAAAATTTAAATTAATTGACTTTTCAATTATGAATAGTATGCTTACCGTTTCAAGTACTCACAAAAACAACCAATTTAAAATAAAATATTTGAATGTCGATTATTTTATAACTATCCCCGACGGTTCATATACCGCAACAAGTTTAAGAGACGCAATAAATACAATTTTAACGGCTGGTTCTCGACCATTAGCATTTAATTATAATAAATCAACGAATAAATATTATATTGCCGTTAGTAATGGTATTATTGCTGGCAATCTTTATTTTTATCCTTTAAATTGTGCATCGTTATTCGGTTATAATAAAACATCATATGAATTAATATATCCAAATGAATATTATAGTGAGACATTCGCAAATATGCTGCCATATTCTAAAATTGTTTTGGTAAGTGATATTGTGTTTGATACTAATTCTCAAAATAATTTTATTAATAAGTATTCGGCAAATTCGGGGACTGGCGATATAATATGTTGGTTACCTCGTGATATTCCTTTATTCTCAACTATTAATTATTTTAATACTAGTAATAGAGAAATTGAAATTTCAAATAAAAATATAAAAAATATAAATTTTAGTATAATGAATGAATATCAAGAGTATATACTCGATGCCCCTAATTCATATATTCATTTCCAATTAATAACATATGATAATACTAATTGGTATAAACGATTTTATAAATTATTATATGATATTTCATATTATTTATTATCATTATACTTTAAAAAATAATATCATTATATATTAGAAAGCATGGACTATATTGGCGGTATTACTTCGCTAGCTGAAAATGTTGGAACTGCATATGGTGATTATAAAACTGGTAAAGCCATTAGACTTGGACAATATAAGGGTGCTGAAAATGTCAAACAATTGGGACATTATAACGATAAAGGGAAACGACTAGGCATTTATCATATGTAATTAA